TATCAGGTAGATATACTGTATACAGAGACCCTTACTTCCCAGCTGGAACAATTTTAATTGGTCATAAAGGAAAATCATTACTAGATACTGGTTATGTTTACGCTCCTTATGTACCGTTACAACTTACTCCAACTATGTATAACCCATTCAACTTTGCTCCTATCAAAGGGATCATGACGAGATACGCTAAGAAAATGGTTAATAACAGATTCTATGGTAAAATCACGGTTGATGGTGTACAAACATTCGGTATTAACGAGTTAAGATAATTTTTCAAAACTCTTTATAATTAAAAACCCCTCTTCGGAGGGGTTTTTTTGTTATAAATAACTTTAGTTAACTAATCTTTGTTTAAGGTTGTCGGGGAGTCCTTGATTTTTAACTATAAATCTAAGTTGTTGACCATAAGTCTCCACCTTCTGATTTGATGTTAGTTGTAAATCAATATAGTATGTTTGAGGAATTAACCAAGATGTATCCAGAATAAAATAATTGTGGGTTGGGGTCCTATTTACATCCATATAGTCTATTACTGTATATTCACTGGTTCCATCTTTTATATAAAGTCTATATTTTAATGAATCAATAACTTGAGTATGGTTAACTGTATATGGTACTCTTGCACTAACCATAATTTTACGTTTATCTCCTCTTTTTATGGTTTCATCTGATTTTATACCAGATATTGAAAACCCATATGATTTAGGTAAATCTATATCTCCACCAATGTTATAATATTCATTTTCGTCTTTAATGGTTATGTATTGAGTTCTATCATCGATTACTTGACTGTTTATGGTCAATCCACTCCAAACATCACTATATTGTGTTAATGGACAAGCACAAGATGTAGGGACCGATAAATCTATACAATAAACACCTGTAGTTACATGAGTTACTTCGGTATAAGGTGTAAATACTGAGGCATTAAGATGATTAGTGTCAACCTGTACAAATCTGTCATAAACGTCACCATCTTGATCATATACTACAACTCCGGGTAACCTATCTAAATTAGTTGGCATTCCCCCGGCATTAACGTAAAGACAAATTCTATTAGTTTTACCCATATAGAATCTTTCTCTATCGTCTATTACTGTGTCAGTGTAAGTAGTTTCGATATAAGGTTCAAAGAAAGTGTTAGTATTACCATTAAAGAACCCAACGTATCTTTTTTCGTCTGTTAAAATTGTTTCATATCTTGGGTTGAATGCAACACCCATTCCATAGTTGTTAACCCCTGTGACAAAAGCTTGTTGAGTCGCAGAGTCAGTACACCCAAGAGTATTATAACATCCCTGTACAGAATCGGCAACTAAACCTCCAGTAGGGGTAGAAGAACCATTAAGTGCCGTTGTAGTACCAGTTAACATATCATTTACTGCACATGTAATATCCATATCCACATCTTCATTACCTCTACTAAAGTGTTGTGTGGCCACCATCGTAGTTGCCGTTGTATTTGTTGAACAACTATAAGGAAATAAAGCATATCTAGAATAATTCGAGGCTACTGTCGCACTACTACCTGTGTATATACCACAAGTGGATAATGGAACATCATATGTATTCCCAGACCAAGGAATATTAGTTTTTCTATAACACCAATTACTAACCCCTGCAGTTGTGAATTTTGTACCAGAATCCCATGACTGTCCCAACTTAAAAGCTATCAAATCAAAAGAATTAGCACGAGTGGCAGAATTAAATAATGTATCTTTACCTAATAGTTCGTCATTATTAAAAATAGTATTTGTCATTTTTAACTTATGGGTTGCTTTAGAGTGTAAACCAGTTGACGCAGTAAAACCACTAAGGGTTATTTCTTTAGACTCGATCCGTTTAACTAATCCTGATAGGTCAAAATTAAACATAAATCTACTATAATTTGTATTAATCACTGTGGAACCTGTACCAGCCCCATAAAATAATTCAGTTATAGGATTTAATGCGGTATTCATTAAAGCTTCTGTGGATCCAGTTGAGAATCCCTTAATTATTGTGTTGCTATCTGTAAAGTATGTTCTATATATTGACATTTATAAATCTTTAGTAATAAATACTTAATTAATTCTAATTCGATGACTTATCATTGAACTAAAATTAAATTGTGAAATTTTAGTTATTCCGTCAGATTCATCACTCGCAACATCTGGGACCATTTGGCCATAAGGGTGGGTATGGTTTTGTACGAATTTTTGTATTAACTTACAAAATTCTATTAGTCTATCACCATAAACTAAGGGATGTAATCTACCTCCAGTAGGAAGGTTATCCTGTGTTAACCCTCCGTTACCACCTAAATATGATTGTAATTTTGCTCCCGAACCATCTAATCCGTTACGGTCTAGATTATTGAACGACACATTTGGTTGTCCAGTGTAGGACACCAGGTTTATTCTATCTGCGAATATATTTGCAACACTTTCATTAGTGTCCATTAGATTTAGTTGTATTCTTGCAGGATTTACCCTATTCAACTCAATTGGATTACCAGGGACAAATTTTCCTGCCCTCAAATCAATTTTTGCTGAAGTTAAAATGATATCAGCATTATCTCTTCCTTGTATTGCAACATCTTGAGGATCAGGGTAAACACCGATTGCTGTCATTATATATTCAGTAGACTTTAAGGCGTTAGTTGCCCCAATATCTGATTGTGTACCTAGAGAGGTACGTTTATCTTGGTACTTGAGTTCTTGATCCTGACCAATTACAGGACCTATATAACTTCTATTAATGTCAGCTTTGTTCTTATCAATAGTATATTGTAAAATTCTAACACCCTCACCTTTTTTCGGTACGACGTTGAAGAACCGTGGCATTAAAGGAAAACACCAAGGTAATTCATTATCACTATAGTCTTTATCTACTTGTTTAATTCTTGCTTGAATTCTTCCTGTTCCTAAAGGATCCCTAGCGTTTATTACCTCTGCATAATAAAAAATATGGTCCCTAGTCATATCGAATTTCCTACCTCTAAAGTTAAATGGTTTTCCCATGGCTATATATCATATCTTTTTTTAACCTCCTCCAATACCTCTCTGTATTGTTCTTCTAGTCTATCCATTTCTTTTAACTTCTCTAATAGATCAGCTTTTACCTCATCATGTTGAGTCTTTACCTCATTCAATAAGGTGTTTAATTGGTTATTACTTTTATTTTCTGTTTTCATATATCTAAACTGTTACACCAAAACCAAATCCGGGAGTACTTACAGCACCATACGCGACTAACGCACCTCCTGCATTGGCACCAGATGCCATAAGAGCTTGTCCGGGAGGTATTGCTATCACTGTTCTCATTTTTTCGGTTATTTCTCTTGTTATTTCTTGTACCCTTATTGTTTCCATTCGTTCTTGGACGGATATCTCTCCGTTAGAACGAACACCTAGTGGTGCGCCAGCCTCACTTTGTCTCGAAATAATATTAGCAGCGCATCTTCTAGCGCTCATTCCACTTCTCCCTCCCCCTAATAAAGCAGTAGGAGGGGGAACTGGAGGTGTAGGGATACTATCCAGAGAGGCAAATTTAATAAGTCCCTCAATAACACTTAATGCAACACCAAAGTTAATACCTTCCTCTTCTTCAACACGAGGATCTCTCTGTATCTCGGTTGGTGTTAGTCCGAGTTCAGAAGGTAAGTATGTCATTCCACAACCCATTAGAATATTCTTTTTATTTTGCCGGCCATTTTAACTCGACCTCTTGTTATTGTTGCTTTAATAGAATTGGTCCATATTGTTAGTTTTTCTTTTAGTATCCCCAACGCTATTCTAGCCATGTAATTTTTAATATTAGTTCCTAAGTCTTTGAATAAGACTTCCACCACTAATTCATATAGAATCTTAATTAATTCTCTCATAGAACCTTGTAAGTTCTTAAACAATTCCATTCTTTCTGGACCCAACTCAATCTTCCTTGGTTGTCCCGCGCCTTGGTCTTCTAACTCACTATCATCAACTAAGGCATATCCAATTAATAACATCATAATCATAGTTTGTGGAGTTAAAGTTTGTTTAATAAATGTGTTTTTTAAGCTATCGATGATTCTCTTCACTAAATCACCTTTTATTGTTTCTGAAGTAGGGTCTAATTCATATCTAATCCCGGTTAAATGAGTCCTTGTCTGATTTCCTTCTATCATACTACTTAACCCATTAATCATATTGGTGACCCCTTCCAGTCTTTGTCTCTCTGTTACGAATACTTGTGCGTAGGTTTGGTTGATTTGGGAAGCTAATTCGATGGCATCCGCATCCGAAGTATTTACATTAAACGTACCACATTGTAAATCTACAACATTTACACCTTGTGATTTATTTTGCGCATTAAAGTTGAAAAGATCTAAATCATTTCTACTAAACTTAAAGAATTTTCTTTGTTCATTTACAACTTCACCACAATCAGTTCCTGCCATTCGATTAAAAATCATATCAATTTCCTCAAACTCAAGAATTTGTTGATATGTTCTACCGGCTTTTTTACTAAACACACCTGTAATTGTATCTACAATCTCCGTTGTAATCGCAGCTGGGTCAAATAACCTAAGATTGTCAAAATAATCATCAATAAAAGATTCAACATTCTTATTAGTATAATCCGTACCTATTTTTATGATAAACCCACCACCGGTATAGGTTACCTGAAGAATTTGGAGGTTTGTACCAGGAAGGGTAATAAATTTTGAAGAGTTAAGGTCGTCCACGGCTTCCATAATTTTACGGTTAAAACTATCTGCCTTACCTAATACATTATCCGCATATTGACTACCGATACCACCATTACCTTGTACCGCTTTTAATAAATCAAAAATATCTATGTTTACTAAAGAAATTTCTAACCCACCACCATTTAACCATGCAGGAAAACCAGAATTTAATACTGACTCACCACACTTAGCTTTTAACATTGCCCTAAGTTGGTCTCGTATCTTTCTATCAAGTTCTTCTAATTGGGACCCTATTAGATTGGTTAATATCTGTTCGAGTCTTTGACCACCAGCAATTAATGAAATTAAATCCATTAAAAATGGTATTAGGTCTTTTTGTCGGTCTCTAGGGTCTGCAAATGGGGAAATTCCTAATTCAGCATTTAAGTCTAATGCATCAGTATTATTAATAACTTTTAATACATTAATAATTTTTTTTAACTCACTTTTTGAAGAATCTAAACCCATATCTGATTATTTTAGACGTCATATGAGATTCCCTTCTCGTCTCCTTCTTCCGAGTCTTTAATCATATTTTGGATTAATTCTTTATCTTCATCTGTTAAATGTACTGAAGACGTGGATTCAGAAGAGTCCTCGGACTTAACAAGGGAGATTTGGAGCTTTACTATCTCCAACTTTTTAGAAATAGAGGAATCGATTATTCTTAATAATTCGTTATTAACTTTACCGACTTGTTGAATGTCATTATTATCGTTTACGTCTCTAAGTTGTTTATTTAGTACTTGTACAGCCTTAGATCTATTTTCACAAGTTTCGTTATAACTTTCTTGTAGTATCTGTTCAATACTCTGTTTATCTAATTGTACTTGTTTTCTTTTAGGTCTAGGCATAATAATATTCTTTATTATAAATATTCGGAGTTAAAGTTATCTTTGATTGATTTATATATCTTTTTATAACGTCTCATACCATTTCGTATTTCTTTGGTGGTTAAAGAAGTCATTTCACGAATATTATGTAAAACTAAATTTTTATTAAATTTATTATTTCCACTAGCGTCGCTAAAAATTATACCCCAGTTCTCAAACATGTAAACCAAGGATTCACCAACGGACCTTTCATTCTCTGTTAATTTTTCGTTTTTTAATTCTTCATTTATTTGACCTATTATTTCTTTCATTAAAAGAGATAACATCTTTTCCTTTTTTGTGTATTCGTCTCCCTGATAAACCATCATATCATCTCTTTCTTCCAAATCAGTAGCATAATCTTCATAGGAAAGTTGGGTTGTACGTTTCTTATTGTCTTTAATTAGTTGACCTAAAAGATAATTTTTAACTATTGTACCAAAATAAGAATAAGCCTTGTTACCTTTTTCTGGTTTGAATTTATCACATTTAGTAATAAGGAAAGATAGAGTATCGTCATGCATGTTAATAAAAGTCATATCATCTCGATAAAGTTTATACTTTCTTATAATACTCTCCACCATGGTATTAAGGGGTTTTCTTAGATGATCGTTGTAAATTTTATTTTTTTCATCGTAAGTAGATGCGCTTAAAAACCTAACTACTGCGTCTTCTTGCTCAATACCGAAATAAGGCTTCTTTCCTTTAACTCTTGGCATTCTATAAGTTCTTTACCTCTATTTCTCTGTCTTCAGTAAAAAAATATTCTTTTTTTGCGGTTTCCATCCAAAAGGGTGCTTCTTCTCCGTTGACTAAAAAGTCAGGGTGATTTTTATAATTATAGAAAAGAGAACCTTCTCTCATATTAACATGTTTATATCCTATTTTTGGAATCGTCATTATACGAGCGTCCATAAATACGGATCTTAACAAGAACTCATATATAAATGTTAATTTAATGTTTTTCTTGAATCCCCCGATATCGTTAAATAACTCTGTTCTCATAACCATACCATCTGTATTAAAGTTAGGATAGTTAAGAAGAGAATCTAGATCCAAATGACCTATTTCCTCAGAGAAATTTAACGCCCAAACTGGCTCATTCGACCACCCAATAAATTTATTGGTGTCATCGACGTTGGTTATTAGAGGTAGGAATACATCAACCTCGTCATAGTGACCCATATACTCCGTTGCGTTTTTTAACCAAATATTTGATAATTCATCATCTAGTTCTAAAACACAGAAAAATTCGGTAGAACACCCAGCAACTCCTAAATTAATTTGGGAGGCAAAATCAGTTTCTCCATCATTAATTACTATTTTCTTATTTAGTTTACCAAAGTCTAATTTTTTAACATCTTTTTCTAATGATTTAGGACAAACAATAGAGATAACTTCAGGTTTAACCTTTTGGTCTTCTACACTTTTTATTGCCACTTGTAAAAGTTCTAATTCTTTATTTTCATTTGTGTGGATTGGTATAATTACAGTAATATCTTTCATTTTGTTTTATTTTAATTTTTGTTTTCTTATTGGATCATCATATCCTGACCATTCTGGTTCTTTCATCGCATTTCTTTTTTCTTCTTGACTCATAGCTAACGCCAATTCATTTATTCTCTCTTGAAAGAAACCATCATAGAAGTCAGCCACCTTTTGTGCTTCATTTAATGAGGTATATTGACTAGCTGTTTTTTCCATCTCTTCATAAAGGTCTTGAGGTACACTATCCTCCAACCAACTCTTCATAACACCAGCAACGGTATCTACTAAAGTTATGTGATTTTGTGCCCAGATACCATTTTTTTCATTTAACCATTCAGCAGGTAGGGTAGGTAATACACCAATAACTGGAGTACCACATTTCATAGATTCTAATGGGAAGGTACCACAACCAGCGGACTTATCAATCCATACAGATAATGCTGATTCTTTTAATGAGTCTGCAAATTCTTTTCTAGTTAAACCTCTCATATCTCTAAATGTAATCCATTTTAAGAAAGGATGTTTAATATAAAAACTTTTAATGAAATTAGCTGTGTCTCGGGCATCTCTAGAATGTATAGAAATAAAAGGTTTTCTTGGTTCACTGGTAGACGTAAAATAGTCCGGAATACCTAATTCAATAACAGAAGTTTCTATATTAGGGAAAAGTGATTTAATATAATCACTTTGTGACTTTGTTGTGGTTATACATTTCCTAACCCCCCATTGACCCCAAGTTTCACCTGGTTTCATAAGCTCAAAAATGTAATCATAGGCTTGTGTAAAAATAACTTTCTCACAATTAGCCGTTTTTAATTGTTCTAATATCCCTCCATATACTTCAGGTAGAATTATAAAATCCTGTGGTCCAATAACAGTTCCTTCTGATTCACTAGACTCATGATTGAGTTGATCATATTCCTCACCTAACCAAGTACCTGGTTTAGTGTAGTCGTTCTTCTCAGTTAGGATAGTAACATTATATCCTAATTCTTTTAATATTTTTGCATGTTCATATATGGTAGCGATGGAGGCCATTGCTCGCCCTTTTGAGTCCATACAAAAGAAAAAGATTTTATTTTCTTTTGATTTAAGTTGGGAGATAGCGTTTTTAATTTTACCTAATACCTCCTCTTTAACTGATTGTACGTCTTGTTCTTCTTGCATTTTTTTTTATAATTCTTTATGGTCTACCATTTCGGTATTTATTAATTTATTGATATAATCTTCTTCTAGGAATTCTGATATTGTTTTAATACTATAATCTGACTTTATTCCTTTATTATATTGTCTTTCTACTTTTACTGATGTTTTACCTTCTGGTTTAGTCTCTAATGATTTAGGAAAAGAGGTGACCAACATATCACATTCTTCCCACATCTCTTCATAACTATTTACGAACTTTATATTTTTACACATAGAACCAGTTTTGGAAAGAAAAAATAGAGTACCAGGAATAGCTCTCCCACATTCTCTAGTTAAAATCTTTACCGTTATCTTTTCTTGGTTTCTTGAAATAAAAGAATTTAATTTTGTAATGACGTGCTCCTCAATTTCGTCAGAGTACCCAAAGATTTCCAGAGAACAGTCTTCGTATAAAAACTTTAGAAAACCCTCACCCTCATCTTCAAAAGTGAAATATTTTTCTAAGTCATAGTCCTTAATATCCTCCACATCAATATCCGATTCATAGTACTTTTTATGAGTACTAATAAGTTTGTTAAGATGGTTTCTTAAAACCCCGTCCAAGTTTATTCCTATTGTCATATGATTGAATTATATGTTCTTTATTACCAAAGTAAAGTTATTTACATTCCATTTAATAGTTCGAATACTGCGTCTATTGCTTCATGTCTGTGATTATCCGTTAATAAAGATTTATAAACAAATTTTGATGTTGAAATTTTAGGCACTTCATGGATAGCTGAGTAGTTCTTATCTTTTAGATCTATTTGTTGATTATCCCCTGTGAATATCATAGTAGAATTTTTACCTAACCTACTCAATACCATGGATAGTTGAGACTTGGTTAAGTTCTGAAACTCATCAATAATACAAACACTATCCTCAAAGGTTCTTCCTCTAAAGTGAGCTAAGGATACCAACTCAATAGACTCATCTTTTTCCATTGAATCTAATTTTTCAGGTTTATTATAGACCTTTCTCATATTACTTCTAATTGGGACTAACCATGGTTCCATTTTTTCTCTCTCAGAACCAGGAAGAAATCCATTATCCTCTGTAGAAACTGTTGGTCTAGTAATAATAATTTTATTACAT